CAGCTATGTGCCGACCAGAATATATAGCCTTTCGAACCAGTAGCCGCGTCGTCTCCATAGCCACAACGATGATCTTGCGGTTACCGTAAATCAGAGGAGATCGCTAACAATAAGCAATTATCTCAATCTCCTTGCGACCGGATCCGACCTTTCATGTACCGCTCATACAACTCATCTAGCTCCTTCAGGCGGATCGCGAAGATGCGGAGCATGTTCTGCTGCTCTTCTTCCGGCAGCTGGCGATAGAGCTCTAGCAGGCGTTGTTCGTCTGGCTTAAGTCCGTCTTTCTCACCAACATCCTGGCCAAGAATCCACTCAAGGCTAACCCCAAGCGCATCCGCCAGCTTTATGGCTGAACTTTTCCCAATCGTCCCACGAACGAACCAGTTATTGACCGACTGAGCACTGACGCCACAAATGCGGGCCATGTCTGACTTAGTCAAGTTCTTAAGCTCAAGGACCTCATTAAGTCTTTGAACTTGTGGGTGGTTAATCTGATGAGTTTTTTCTTTCATGGACGAATTCTAAACCAAAAGTTTATTAGCTCAATATTCAAAATGTTGACTTATCTATAAACATTTTGTTTAATTGAGTCGTTGCCACTGGAGCTAATTATGAAAGCTATTGATAAAGCCATTACCAAAGCAGGAACCGCCACCCGCTTAGCCGAATTACTAACCGTAAGCGCCATGACTGTCAGCCATTGGCGGAACCGCTATCGAGGTGTCGTTCCTGCAGATCGCGTCCTGCAAATTTATGCAGTCACCGGCGTCACTCCCCATGAACTGCGCCCCGATATCTACCCGAACCCCACCGACGGTTTACCAAAGTAGGAGCATTGATCATGCAAACACTTTCTTTTCAACAGAATAACAGAGCACCGACAGATCGCCTGATATTCCAGTATCACTCCAGTGAAGAGACAACTGGTAACGTTGACCACCGTAATTTATGCGCAGCCGTCCGAGCTTGGGCGGCAGATGAGGGGCGCCTGGTCGTTGCGTTGCAAATCAAAGAAGCGGCAGAAGAGCTGGCGATTGAAGGGATTGATCTCAATGTTCAGCCGGGCGTTTGGAACGTAAAGATGTTTCGCTGGTTGGACAACAAAGAGAACTCGGCAGCATATCGGGCGAACGTAGAGCTGCTGGCGCCAGCGATTATCTCTGCGTTACCCCTGGCGTATCGCGATCGCGTTGTTCAGCTCGATGATGTTGCGCTTCGAATTGCCAGAACGGTGAAGGAAGACGCCGAGGCTATTCAGGCCGTCATGCTCAAAGCGCCAAAGCAGGTTCGGCTGAAGGAGATCAGCGAAAAGATTGTCGCCAGCTTCTACCTGGATGGCCCGGACTCTGTGGCGCCATTGATGGCCATGGTTACAACGATGCTGGGGGCTGTATGACGGGATCTAAAAAGGCGAAAGCCGCGGTGCTCGAACACCAACGGCTTTCTGATGCAAATACGGGACGTAAATGCGAGGTCATTATGGCAAATGCATGTACAAAACACCAGGCGAAAGGGGCATAGCCATGTCGAATGTCGCTTACGCCGATTTTGCGGCACGCAGTGCCGTCAGGAGCAACCGGATGGAGAACCAGAAGACCGGATTCATCCCGTTGTACCGGAGTGTATTGAAGAAGCCCTGGGCGAAAGATGTGTTCCTGCGCACGCTGTGGGAAAACCTTCTGTTGGGCGCTGCCCGTCAGCCTTATACGGCAAACTTTAAAGGCCGTCAGTGGCCGCTGCAAACCGGACAACTGGTGACCACGTCAGCCGATCTCGGGCTGAAATTATGTGATCGGGCAGGGGAGCCAACAAGCCGTCACGCAGTGGAGAGAATGCTGGCACTTTTCGTCAAGGAAGGGATGATTTCTACTGCGGGAGAGAAGCGAAAAGGCACCGTGATAACCATCACAAATTACATGCTTTATGCTCAAAAAATGGACAATTTACCCGCGCATTTGGCCGAGCATAACGGCGAGCATTACGCCGCGCATGAGGAACCCAGCAACGGCGGTGCTTCCGGTAGTGATGCCGCGCATTTAGCCGCGCATGAGGTCGCGCAATTCGCCGCGCATCATGAACAACAAGGTAATAACAACAATATAAATATTAAAAGATCCTCGTCCCGGAATTCTGCCGAATCCCGAAACGAAGCGATCGAAAAATTTCTTTCTCGCCATCCTGAAGCCGTAGACGGAATTTACACCCCCTCCGGTAAATCATGGGGAACGGCTGATGACCTGAAAGCAGCCCGTTGGATTTATGCCCAGCTGCTGACGGTCAACCCAAGCCTCAGTGAGCCGAAATGGGTTGAGTGGGCCAATACCATCCGTCTGATGCGCCAGCAGGACAACCGCACTCACTACGAAATTTGCGAGCTACTCAAGTGGGTCAGCAAGGATAGCTTCTGGAAGACCAACATCCTGAGCCCATCCAGCCTGCGAAAGCAGTGGGACCAGCTAAGCACCAAACGCCTGAACAACCCATCCGGGGTCCGGCCAGCAGCCCAGGGCATCGACTTCAACAATACAGACTGGATCAACGAGGTGTTCGATGGAAAGACTATCTGAGCAGCTGGCGAACTGCGATCGCGAAAGCTTTCGCCGCATCGCCCATAACATGCCTGAAGCCCCGGCAGAACGCCCGCAGGTTGAGCAGACGGCTGAAATCTTCAACTCCCTGTTCAGCGCGCTGCGTGCTGCATTTCCGGCAGCAATGGCTGCTTTCCGTGAGCAGAGCGAGTTCAACGAACTGCGCCGCCAGTGGGTGATGGCATTTCAGGAGAACGGGATCACTACCATGGCACAGGTGGCCGCAGGCATGCGGATTGCCCGCCGCCAGGAGAAGCCATTCCTGCCGTCACCCGGTCAGTTTGTTGCCTGGTGCAAAGAGGGGCGCTGCCTGCTCGGGTTCAGCGTTGATGACGTGATGACTGAGTACTGGAAATGGCGCCGCCTGGTCTTCCGGTTCCCGACCAGCGAGCAGTACCCATGGCCAGCACCAGTTCTGTATCACATCTGCATTGAGCTGCGCCGCCAGAGTACCGATCGCCAGATGACCGAGAGCGAGATGCGCCAGGCCGCCGGCAAGGTCCTGGCTGGATGGGAAGAGCGCGTTGCAGCAGGTAAGCCGGTACCGCCGATCCGCCGCGCTATCGCCGCTCCGGCCAAGGCCAGCGGACCCACGCCAGCAGAAATGCTGAAAGCCCAATATGCGCAGCGCAAAGCCGCTGGTCTGATTTAACAGGAGATCCCTATGGCTAAACCTAAAACGCATAGCGAGCGCACCCTGTTCATCGCCTGGATTATCGAGCTGGTGAAAAAGCATGGCCGCGCAACGACTAACGATATCGCCGCCATGTTCGGCCTGCATCGCACTACTGCCGAGAAGTACATTCGGGCTGCCATTGAGCAGGGCCATCTTATCCGCCACGGGCGCAGCGGCGTCTTCCGCGACCAGCGGGCAATTATCGACTTTGACATGGAACGTTACACGCACCGAGGAGCATCACATGAGTGATTCATTGAACAACAAAGAGCTGGTGGCCGTTGGTCATCAATTTGCGAAGGCGATGAGCAGCGACACGCCATTCATAGATATGGCGAAGATTGTGTCGCGCCTGGCTGAACGTCTGGACTGCACCACCGCGGCGCTGCGCGAGATGACGAAGCAGCGGGATGCGCTGGCGGCCATGCAGCACCAGGGTATCCGCAAAGCGCTGGATGAATGCTACGAGTATCTCGATCGGGACTGCATCATGGAGTCGAACGGCATTAGTTACGAAGATGCTGTTCAACGAGAAGTCGGTGCAATGACTCTTCATGATGCATTACTTCGCATGGGAGCAGGCCAATGACATTCGGCACTGTTAAACCTGAGGGACCATTTGTCCTCATGACGTTCGAAGGCGATGATATTCTTTTCGATGATCGCGGCATCGTGATGATGAACGGGAAGCCGAAGTGGGTAGGCGTAGATCGACTCTATTTTGAGAAAGACTTGGGAGAACACAAAGCTAAATACTGGACGCGCTCTATCGAGGAGGCTTTTTCATTTTCCACGATGGACGATGCGACAGCCCAGCTATGTAAGTTGAAGAATCCACACTTAATTCGGGTGCGTCGGTTGCACCTAGAGGAGGAGTGATCATAGCAGAGCAAACCGTTTTGGATATGTGCTGTGGCTCACGCATGTTCTGGTTCATCAAACATGATGCTCGTGCTTTATTCAGCTATAGCGCAGTGGTGAAGTCGTCAAAATCATTAGGTGATATTTGTGAAAGGCATGTTGAAAGGGCAATCGTGACTATTTCTCGGCGTAACACTAATTGCTTGGAGGAAAAACTTCTCTTGCTGACCGAACCGTTGCCACGCAACATTATGTACAGATCTAACTTTATGACCGTTTCAGTTGCTATGAGCAAATCGTCAGGTATAAACTTGGCGTAAGTTAACTATATTTTTGTATCTATTAACCTAAATCAAGAGTACTTCGATGGCTAATTTATTAGATTGGAATACACTGCATCATAAAGTGCAAGCTTACTTGGATCCTGATAATGGTATCGATATACCACAAAAGGCTTTTCCAATTCTGATGGTGGCAACACTACTCAATGTATCTGAGGAAGAGGCCGAGGATGCGATAACCGATGGCTCAATGGACCGAGGGGTAGATGCTGTCTATGTAGATGATAGAGAAGGTAGAAACTCTATCCATATATTTCAATTCAAGTATGCAGATAACTATGAAAATACAAAAAAGAATTTCCCAAGCAATGAGATTGATAAATTGGTATCTTTTTTTGTTGATTTATTGGATTTGAATAAATCCTTGGAGAAAACCTGTAATCCAATACTTTGGAATAAAATAAAAGAGATTTGGGCTGCGCTTGAAAAAAGCAATCCTTCTATTGAAGTGCATTTTTGTGGTAACACAATGGAGATGCAGGCAGGTGAAAAAGATAGAGCCAATGCATCATTAAGCAAATACAAATATTTCAATGTTCATCATCATAGCTTAGACACTATTGTTAATTACTTTGTAGAAAGAAAAAATAGCATCATTAATGAACAGTTACAAATAGTTGATAAGGACTATTTTGATCGTACTGATGGGAGCATCAGAGGATTGATATGCACGGTAGAGGCTTCTGAGATAGTCAGGATTATAACTAACCCTGAAAATCCAAAAGAAGTCAGGAAAGAAATTTTCAATGATAATGTAAGGGTTTATTTAAGCCGTACAAATAAAATTAATAGGCGCATAATCGAAACGGCATTGTCGGATCGTAGTCCATTGTTTTGGTATTTAAATAATGGAATTACCATTACTTGTGATTCTTTCTCTTACATAAAAGGGAAAAGGGCACCGTTAGTTGAATTGAATAATATACAAATCGTTAATGGCGGACAAACTTCCAATGCATTATTTGAGGCTAGTTTGAATTCAACCGAAAAATTAGATGATGTTTTAATATTGGCCAGGATTATTGAAACAAAGTCTCAACCAGTTAGTTTGGCTATAGCGGAATCTACAAACAGCCAAACGCCAATAAAGAGTCGTGATCTTCGGTCAAACGATGAAATCCAGAAAAAACTAGAAGAAGCCTTTGAAGGTATGGGGCTTTATTATGATCGAAAAGATGGTCAGCATTCAAATCAACCTAAAGGTGTTAGGGTTGATGCTTTAAATGCCGGTCAAGCCCACTTAGCTTATTCTTTGGATTTACCTGAAGTTGCTAAAAAAGATAGAGGGAGGATTTTTTCAGACCTCTATGAGACTGTATTTACAGATGAGTTAATGGCTGATGATCTTTTGGCAGCGATAAAAGTGTTAACGGTTATTGAAAATAAGAAAAAGTTGCTGCAATCTGCTATTAGGAGAGAAGAAAAATTCAATTCGGCACATATGTTCCTAATCGATGGTGCATATCATGTGCTGTTCGCTGTAGGCCAAATTTGTGATGTTAATGGGGTCGATAGATTAGATTATCAAAAAGCTATCACATTCATCCCAACATCTATTAAGTACATTAGTGCTATGGTAGAGAAAGCTCAGAAAGATGACGCATCTTTTTCTTTTAATAGATATTTTAAGGACGCAAAAACTAAGACCAAAATTGCCGCTTACATTCAGGGCATGGCTAAAATCAAATAAAAAATTAAGATATAAAGGTTTTTGCTCCGGACTTGGCGAAATTAATGAACATTTTAATATGTTCTTTGGCTAATAGGTCGCACCCTGAAACATTGCTGAGGTGCCGTTCGCTAAAGCGTTGGTGTGTGCAAACCTAACCGGGATGTGCGAACAACATAACCTACCATACGATATGTGGATTTCCATATCGAGGCAGCCACGGCCTCTTCGGAGGCCTTTTGCTCGGCAGCTAGCCGCCTGAGGAACCGACCCGCAATGGCATGATCGATATTACCGATCGATGTAGTGATAATGATCTTTAAAATCGATTAGATATTAGCCACGGCGCAGCAACAAATCATCAATCTGATATGAAGTGTCAGCTCCGCAATATACCCTTAGGTGCAGGCCTGCTCTACGTTTAGCAGGGTTGAGGGTTTTCTAATCAGATATTTAACCCAGTACTTTCAGCCCCGACGAAGTGTTAAAATTAACGGTCATTTTTCACACGGAAGTGGCGTAAAAATTAATTAAAATCAATCAGATGAATGCACTTGCATATACATGCATTTCGCGGGCATACTTAAGCCAAATGAATAATTACTGTTTATATATACAGTATTTTGTTGTATGGTTTAAGTGCTACAGAGAAAAATGAATTTTTCTTCCGGCGAACCTATTAGGAAATTTGCGCCATTTGTTATTTTGGCTCTATGAAGTGGATTTCTCCCCGCCGGGGGAGGGTATTTGTGGATAGCAAGGTGAGGGGGGTGATGTGAAAGAAAGTCAGGAGCAGGGTGACTGGTACGACATTATCAGGCGTTCAGACGGCAAGCTTATTGGTTCAATGCCGTTTGAGGGTCGATGTCTCGTCTACACCAGGAATGGGATGGTATCTTGCCGCCCGCTGCTGGAGGATGAAGGAATTTTTAATCTTTCGTCCGGAACCCGTTTTCTTCGCCGCCTCGGCTACCACGTCAAACAACCCTCTGATATTATGATATCAACGGACTGAACACCCGTTGACCTGATGCGCCACGGAGAACACCATGGCGCAGTTACAACTCATCAAGCAATCCTCAGGAATCCTGATCCCGGCCACACCCGAGACCAGTGATTTTCTGCAATCAAAAATCAAGCTCGGCGCCGTGCTGGTGGCCGACTTCAAACAGATCCGTAATCCGGCCTTCCATCGTCGCTTCTTCGCTCTGCTGAATCTCGGCTTCGAATACTGGGAGCCAACCGGCGGCGCTATCTCATCCAACGAACGCAAGCTGGTGACTGGCTATGCGAAGTTCCTGGCATCGATCGGTGGTAGCGAAGCTGCGCTGCTGGATGCTGCTGAGCAATACCTCGAGCAGGTGGGCACCCGCCGCATCACCAATGGCATCAGCCTGTGCAAATCCTTCGATGCCTACCGCGCTTGGGTGACCATCGAATCCGGCCACTACGATACCATCCAGCTGCCTGATGGCACCCTCCGGAAGCATCCCCGTAGCATCGCCTTCGCCAATATGGACGAGACCGAGTTTCAGCAGCTCTACAGAGCCGCGCTCGATGTTCTGTGGCGTTGGATATTGTCGCGCGCATTCCGGGACCAGCGCGAGGCTGAGAACGCCGCCGCGCAACTGATGAGCTTCGGAGGCTGACCAGATGGCGAAATCATGGCTCCACTACACCGAATGCACAACCGAGCAGGCCGATGAACTTCAGCGGCAGTACCAGCGCCGTGGCGTAGCCGTTAAGCGCAGCCTCAATCCTGATTATCTCACCTGGACCGTCAGCGTAGAGCGGCGGGATGTGAAGTACCTCGAGCCCACGCCGCGTACGTTCCGCCAAAAGGTCTGGGGGTGAGCATGGCTAAGAAACCCCGCCGTAAGTGCGCAAACCAGAGCTGTCGTGAGTGGTTCCACCCCGTGCGTGACGGCCAGATGGTCTGTTGTTACGAGTGCGCCACCGCCGTTGCCAAAGCGCAGACCGCAAAGAACCGCGCTGAGGCTCTGCGTGCTGAGAAGAAGCGTCAGCGCGAAGAGGAGAAGGCTGGGCGTGAGCGCCGCAAAACACGCCTGGCCGAACTAAGGCCTGCCAGTTATTACAAAGTCCAGGCGCAACAGGCTTTCAATGCCTTCATTCGTGCGCGTGATGCCGATTTGCCATGCATAAGCTGCGGAGAGACCAACCCACCAGATCTACATGGCGGTCAGTGGGACTGCGGCCACTTCAAAACAGTCGGCGCTAATCCAGAATTGCGCTTCGAAGAACGCAACGCCCATAAGCAATGCAAATCCTGCAATGCCGGTTCCGGCAAGTACACAGCCAAAGAGGCGACAGTGGCGAAGAACTACGAAGACGGACTGATCGCTCGTTATGGGCAGGAATATGTCGACTGGCTGAATGGGCCTCACGAAATGACTAATTACCGCCGCGATGACTTTATCCAGATCCGCGACAAGTACCGCGCCAAGCTCAGAAAACTAAAACAGCAGGTAGCAGCATGAAACCAGAACTGATCGAATCGCTACGCATGCGCTGGCTGCGCCTTCGCATTTATCGCCGCCCGGGTACGGTGCTGGTGGACTACCGCATTCTTCGTAACTTTATTCGCATTTACCAGATGGCAGGAGCCGCAGCATGAACCTCGAAAACACCGTGAAATACCACTTCGCTAAGTCCACGATGATCAGTGACTCCCCGCGCGCCACCTCTTCAGATTCACTGACCGGCACGGACATCATGGCAGCCATGGGCATGACGCAGGAACGCGCCGCACTGGGCTACAGTGCTTTCCTTGGGAAGATGGGGATCAGCAATAACGACCGAGCGCGGGCGATCGCGCTGCTGGCCGAGTACGCGCTGACCAAATGCGATAAGGTTGCCGCACTGCGCAAGCTGGAGGCCGGGGTTAAGCCACTGGTGATGCGCCAGCTGGCCGCATTCGCCTTCGAGGATTATTCGCGCAGCGCAGCCAGCGTGAAGCAATGCGATTGCTGTGCCGGGGTCGGCTTCATCCAGGCCGACGTATTCACCAATAAATACCGCAAGCCGGAAGGCAAG